ATTGCCGATGCTTGCGCGACTATTTAATGAATCTGAGCACGAATACATAAAGCTCGGAAGCATTGAGGTAAACGGCATTGAGCGCGAGGCGAAGGGAATGATGGACTTGTGCTGGATAAGCGAGGGCATCATTGCCGATGTTAAGACCACAAGCGCTCCAACGATGCAGGCATTCGCCGAGGATATGATACGGCACCTCAACCACGTTCAGGCGGTATGGTATTCGATGCTGATGGGCTTTAACCCTGCGAACTTTTACTACATCGGCATCCCGCCAAAGGTCAAGCAGTCTGGTAAGTTCAGCGACCTCTACCTATACCGGCACAATGCGCTCGAGATTGAGAACGCGAAGCAGTTAATAAGTAAATACTTCGAACAATTATGAGCGCGGCACCTGACTTAGGCAACCTGAGCGAGTTCATCGATCACAACTATAAGAACGTAGCTTCGTATCTGATGGCTTGTGGTTTCGATTATTATGAGTCGAACTATAAATATCGGAAGTTTTATAACGATTATCAGAATAACCGCTGCATCGTTATTGACCTCTACGATGATGCTGAACGCCTTAATAAGGTCGAGCTGGTACGAATGATTGATAAAGTTTATTCGCGATGACACACGGCAGCTTATTCAGCGGTATCGGTGGCTTTGACTTAGCCGCTGAGTGGATGGGTTGGGAGAACATATTCCACTGCGAGTGGAATTCATTCGGGCAAAAAGTATTAAAATATCACTTTCCAAATTCAATCAGTTATGATGACATCACAAAGACAGATTTCACTATTCACCGAGGACGAATTGACATCCTCACAGGTGGATTCCCATGCCAACCCTACTCAATGGCCGGAAAGCGACTTGGAAAAGAAGATGAGCGACACCTCTGGCCGGAGATGCTTAGAGCGATTCGAGAAATTCAGCCGCGTTGGGTTGTGGGCGAAAACGTTCTCGGCCTTGTTAATTGGTCAGGAGGGTTGGTCTTCCACGAGGTGCAGGCTGATTTGGAAGCTGAAGGGTACGAAGTTCAACCGTATGTACTTCCAGCTGTATCCGTCAACGCACCGCACCGAAGAGATCGAGTTTGGTTTGTTGCCTACCGAAATGCTACCAACCCCATCGGCATACGATTGCAAAGATGGGAGGCATCCGGACACATTCAAGGCAGCACAGGAAAGACACAAAGCAAAGGGAGTGAATCTTCAATTTCCTTTGAAGCAAATGGCTCGGAACGGCCTACTCCCCACCCCAACCGCAATGGACTCAACCAACGCAACGGCAACGATGAAAAGCAGCCAGGTGAAGGAAGGCTCGATGTACTCAGTAACGCTGACACCGGCAATGAGTATGGGGATGCTGCCGACACCAACAACGAGGGATGCGAATGGAATAGAGCATTCCCCATCGCAGAAAAACAAAACAAGATTAGCAGCGGACATAGGTACAATATTTCAGGAAACGCATGGGAAAACTTCCCAACTCAATCCCCAATTTGTTCTCGAAATGATGGGCTTTCCTCCGGACTGGACGGAATTACCTTTTCTAAGTGGCGAAACGAATCAATCAAAGCCGGAGGAAACGCCATAGTGCCTCAAGTGGTTTACCAAATATTCAAAGCAATCGAGCAGTATGAGAAAAGCTAAAGAATCAGATATCTACTTTGCAATCGCTAAGTTTATGAAGCTAAAGCACCCGAGAGTATTATGGCGTTTCGACTTCAGCGCGGGTGTTAAGATGAGCATCGGGCAAGCTAAATCGCACAAGGGATTGAACCCCCATCGCGGCTACCCTGACTTATTCATCTGCCAGCCATCGAACGGTTACGCCGGGCTATACATCGAGATTAAGAAAGAGGGCGAACGAACGCAACGCAAGGATGGTACGCTATACGCCGATCAGCACCTCGAAGAGCAACACGCAATGCTGAACCACCTTAACATGGTAGGCTATAAGGCCGTGTTCGGCGTTGGGTTAATGGAGTGCGTTGAAATAATTGAAGAGTATTTGAGATAAATTTTGTATATTTGAGCATTCAGAGGTAGTAGCCTGAATGATGTGTCAAAAATCTTGAAGCCCTTTGGGGGCTGCGAGGCAAGGGTAAAACCAAGCCGCTACTACCGCAGCCATCAAAGGGCATTTTTTTTATGAGAAAATCATTTATACTATACAGCGATATTTACGACACGCTTCAGCATTTAACAGATGAACAGCTCGGTAAATTAATGCGAATGATATTTGAATATCAAACCAGCGGCAAGACACCTGAAACAAATAACCCTTTATTTATTGCATTTGGTTTCATTAAATCGAGCTTAGATAGGGATGGAGTAAAGTATGAGCAACGAGCCGAAAGGTCGCGAGAAAACGGCGCTAAAGGAGGCAGACCAACTAAAAACCAATTAGGTAAAAATGAAACCCAAAAAACCCAGCGGGTTATTTCAAAACCCAAAAAACCTGATAGTGATAGTGTAAATGATAGTGTAAGTGATAGTGTTAATGTAAATGCTAATGCTAACTTTAAGAAGTGGAGCGAGCAAGATTTGATTGAATCAATGACGGCATACAAGGATAGATATCCTAAGGAACTCCTAAATGCTTTCTTTAACTATTGGACTGAGCCGCTTGCGAATGGTAGGATACGCTTAACTTCTCAGGATGCTTGGGATACTGGGCGCAGATTGGTTACTTGGAATAAACGCGATAAGGATAAACAACCAGCAAACGCAGCACCAACAAAGACACGCGCCTCGATGGGCGTTAAAATGGAATAAAAAATATATTTGACAACATGAAATCAATCCCAAAGCACTACGTGCCTAAAATCGAACAGGCTCTTATGTTTCTTTGCCTTAACGGCGATGATAACTACAAGGAAATTGCGCCGCAGCTTATCGATGAACACTTCGCAGACGATACAGCACTCAAAGCCTTTAAGGTCATAAACGCCATAATGAAGGACGGCAAGCAGCCGACATTCGTTACCTTCGGTAAATACGCATTGACTGAAAAAACACTCACGGCTAATGAGATTGCCAGCGTAACCCAGTGGGGCAATGAGTTGAGTTACTCAGAGCCGATCAATGAGTACATCAGCATTCTCAAAGATGAACACATCAAGCGCAATATAAACCACATACTAACCGAAGAGGCACTCGGATTAGGTAAGCTAAAGAGCGGCGGTGAAACAGCCGTAAACATCATTAAGCGCCTCAACACCCTGATCGAGAATGGCAGCCCTACCGATAACATAATCACTACCCTTCAGCTCACCCACGAAGAGCGACAAGCATACTACCGCCGCGCCGCATTACACCAAAGCGGTAAGACAAGCGGGCTCAATACCGGCATCGCAGCACTTAACCGATTCACTGGAGGCTTCCATCCCGAGCTTATAATCTTAGCAGGCAGGCCATCGATGGGTAAGACTGCCCTCGCATTGTACCACGCCTGCCAGTTCAATGAGCCGGGCATATACTTCAACCTCGAGATGAATCAAAGCCAGCTCTGCCAGCGGCTCATACTTCAACATGCGAACCATGCGATTAACAGCGCACGCCTACGCGATGGGAACCTATCGCAGCCCGAACTACACGCATTCGAAACCACGATCGGATTAGTTGAGAAGCTACCCATAACAATCTACGATAAGCCGCGATGCGGTGTGCATGAGGCAATACGCATAATGCGGCGCGAGGCACGTAAGAACAATTGCAAGTGGGCAATCATTGACTATCTTCAGCTGATGACAATCGAGGGCTTCAGAGGCGGTAATCGCGAGGCTGAAGTAGCCGAGATAAGCCGAACGTTGAAAGCCGCACAGAAGGAGCTTAATATACCGATTATCGCACTTGCCCAGTTGAGCAGGCAAGTCGAGCAACGCGCCGATAAGCGACCGATACTCTCAGACCTTCGCGAATCGGGCAGCATTGAACAAGATGCCGACACGGTTATGTTTGTTTATCGACCTGAATACTACGGATTGAATGATGAAGCTGGCAACCCTTATAGCTCCGATGTCTTTTACCTATTCGAGAAGCACCGGCAAGGTTCAACCGGTGAGGTACGCTTTAAGCATAACAGCACCCTCACGAGCTTTCAAGATACCGGCTCGAGTGGTGGCAGCACCTACCTTCCAGTTGAGCTCGAGCCGAAGGCAATGCAGCCGAATGAAAGTTTTGATATAAGGCCTTTCTAATGACAATCGAAGAGCAACTAATCGAGCGCATGAATAACTACGAACCGAGCGAGGCAACGATAACCGATGGATGCGTAACATACCACAGCACCACGCGAACGCATCGAAGCTACGCAGCGCACTTGAAACATTCACCGAATGGCTCATTCGTGCGCAAGGCATACCTGAAACGCTGCTATGGTTGGCTAATGCTTTTGAAAAAAAAAGGCATCGAAATGCATCACACAATCAAATAAATACTTATCTTTGCAGGCATGTAATGCTTAATTGAATGGAAAGTGAAAACATAAAGACAGGGCGAGGGGGCTATCGCGAGGGGGCTGGAGCAAAGCCGCTATATGGCGAACCAACGGTTAACATTACCTTTCGCGTTCCCGAATCGCATAAGTCAACGATTCGCCGTATGGTGTACGATTACATGGATGGCTTAAAGACAAACCCTAAGAACGAACCTAAGCGCAATATTCCTGAA